TGGTGGTGTAAGAATTATTTGGCCTGGTACAACTCGCTCATTCCCTTCAACCAATGCCGGCTTAGTCGGAACAGAAACGGTAAACTAATGTCAATTCTTGCTTTTGTAGATAACACAAACACAGTCACGTTGGTTCTTAATACAGACCCAACGCTTGTGTCATCATTTACAACTTCTGCTCACATTGTTGAGATAACAGAACTTGCACCCGACACTCAGGTTGGTTGGGCATACGATGGCACAACTTTTGTTGCCCCCAATGTGACTTTAACAATTCCTGATACACCACCAACGCCAACAGAAACAACTTTTACACCAAGTAACTAATGTCATACAAAGTTCTGTCCTATCCCAATGGTATTAACATCATTAAGGGATACGCCACATTTGAAACGTGCGAAGCTCTTGTTGCGGTTATTAAAGAAGCAAAAACAGGCGGATTTATGACCGATTGGGCACATCAAGAAAAACCTAACAAAATACTTAGAGTTCCTAAAGCCAAAGGTCAATTAGTTATTGATCAATGCGTTAAAGATTATACGGAATTTTGCAAAGTTACATACAATTTTAATGGCGTATTGTGCCGAGAGCAAACTAACCTTACGGAATGGCCAGTTGGTTGTGGTCGAGACCCACACAATGATTACGAATTTTTTTGGACTTCATTTACAACCATTCTTTATTTGAACGACGACTTTGATGGTGGAGAACTAATCTTTACTCAACAGAACATCACAATCAAACCTGAAAGGGGAGATGTTGTTATTTTTCCTTCTCAAAGCAGAGTTTTAGAACACGAAGTTAAACCACCAACCGACAAATCTCGATACACACTTGCTATTTGGCTTCAATCAGAAACACCCTACACACCACCAGTTACGTCGGCAACTTAAAGCCAATGGTAAAATAGTAAGGATACTATGACCGTTTTTCGCCAATACAACACAGGAACAGGAACTTGGGACGTTATCGTTTCCGGTTCTCAGGGCGTCCAAGGACCACAGGGAGCATACGGTGGACCACAAGGTACACAGGGTACGCAAGGCACACAAGGCAATCAGGGTTTCCAAGGTACTCAAGGTCTTACAGGCCCACAAGGTACTCAGGGAACTCAAGGTACAACTGGTTCTCAAGGTCCTCAAGGGTACCAAGGTTTAACTGGTACTGGGGCTCAAGGCTCCCAAGGTTTTCAAGGTACTCAAGGTGCATACGGTGGCCCACAAGGGGCACAAGGAGCACAAGGCGCTACTGGTTCTACAGGATCACAAGGTGCTCAGGGTGCTCAGGGTCCGCAGGGAACGCAAGGTACGCAGGGAACGCAAGGTTTTCAAGGGACACAAGGTTTCCAAGGTAACCAAGGTACAACAGGCTCTCTTTCAAGCGTTCTTACACTTACTTCTAATTCCGCTACCCCTGCAATTAACACCAATACTTATAACTTTGTAAACATAACTGGTCAAAGCACAGCAATTACTTCATTCACTACAAACCTTACAGGTAGTCCTGTTTCCGGTCAAAGACTTTCTATTTCAATTACAGGCACTACGGCTATTGCATTGACATGGGGTGCTTCATTTGAATCATCAACCGTTTCTTTGCCAACAACTACTGTAGGTACTAGCAGACTTGACGTAGGGTTCTTCTGGAACTCATCTACTGCTGCTTGGCGTTGTGTGGCGGTGGCTTAATGGCTATTACTCTTTTGCAATCTATTTCGGGAGCGTTTTTGTCAGAAACACTTCCTAGCGGAACAACAACTGGTCGAGTAATTGTAACGGTAATGGCTCAGGCAACACCTGTTGGTAATTTCATTATCGGCATGGCTCCTATTAGTGGTGTTACATGGGTAAAAATTAACCCCGTTAGCCAAAGCCACGGAACCTACCAACAAGTTCTTGCAATTTTTGAAGGCTACAATGTTCCCAATGGCACAACTGCGTTTTCTGCAACAGCAACTGGTAGTAATTCTGCAAACATAAATTCATCACAAATAACAATAATGGAGTTTAGTGGACTTGATTCCAGCACTTCTTCTGCACTTGATCAATACAACACAAGCTCTGTTTCTGGCCCAACTGTTTCAACCCCATCGATAACTCCTGCAAATCCTAATGAATTATGGATTGGTTATGTTTGTGGAACTGCTGATACTACAACTAGCAACCCTGGATCACCTTCTAATAGTTGGACATCGGTTTCCTCTTCGTCGTATTGGTATTACGGAACTGCATACTACGTATCTTCCGACTCATCATCTCACACGACTTCTTGGACATTTGGTTCTTCAAACTCCGCAATAACTAATGTTGCAACATTCAAAAAAGCCCCAGTTACCACTGGTGATTTCTTTCAATTTTTTACTTAAGGAAAAACTATGCCATCAATTATAACAGTAGGCGGTTCAAGTAGTACTGGTAACGGTACGACTTTTGGTGACCTTATTGAAAAGGTTTACCGCCGTGTAATGGGTGGTATTCGTGAACGTACCGTCACACTAACTACTTCAATCGGTTCTACAGACACCGCAGTAGTTTTAGGTGGCGCTCAAACCACTGGAATTACTGTTGGTGTAATTTTGGCCGTAGAGCTTGAACTGCTTTACGTCACATCTTGGAACTCCAGCACGCTTACTGCCACCGTTACTCGTGGTTACTACGGCTCGGTAGCAACCAGCCACAACGCTGGCGTTATCATCTACATCAATCCTCGTTACAGCCGTTACGACATTGGTGTGGCAATCAACGACGACCTTCGTTCCCTTTCTAGCCCAACCAACGGACTGTTCCGTGTGGGTGTGGCTCAGATTACCTACAACCCAGTGTTTGCTGGTTACGACCTAGGTGACTTGCCAGACAACTTCATTGACATTCTTGAAGTCAGGTACCGCATTGCACCGCCATACCGTACATTTCCAGCAATCAAATCTTGGAAAGTAATACGTTGGCAACAGAACAGCACTGACCCAGTGTTCCCTTCTGGCCGTGGGCTTATCATTCGTGAACCAGGTTGGCCAGGTCTACCTATTTACATAACCTACTCCGCTCCATTCATCAAGTTTGTTGCGGCATCTGACTCGGTTATAAACACTCCTGCAACTAACGATGAAGCCCCACCTTTCAACGGTTACGGTGTTAACGCTGCGGTGAACTTTACTGCTACGACTACCAACGGATCAGCCACGCTTACCTCTGTTTCGAGCACCGTTGGTCTTTACATTGGCATGCTTCTAGGTGGAACTGGTATCCCTAGTGGAACCACTATCTCGTCTATCAACGTCGGTGCGGCCACTGTAACTATGAGTGCTGTCGCTACTGCTAACGGAACAGCCGTGGCTATTGGTGGTGCTAACTCACCTAACATTCCAAACCTCACTTCTACCATGCTTGACTTGCCACCACTCGGCGCCGAGATTGACCTTACACTTCCTCGTGAAATCAGCCGTAACTTTATAGAGTCTCAACCCGACCCACGTAAGGCAACTGAAATTGTTGCTGGTGCTGTTGCTGGTTCTGTTAACGCTCTCATCAACCGTCGCATGCAGAGAATTAGTGAAGAAGCAGACCGTCTACAACGTCAGTACACAAAGGTGCGTAGCTGGTAATGGCAAGCACAAGTGGCAATCAATTTAGTGCTGTAACCATCTACAACCCTGCCACGGCAGAAACTAAAGGTTATGCAGTAGACACTTCATTTGAGCCGTATCGTCGAGAAGCCTTCCGTCACAAGACAATTCCTGCACAGCGTCAATCAATTATGATGACGAACATTGTTGGTGAGGGCACCGTCAACACCGAAGGACTATGGCGACGTGAGCAAGTTGAATGGTCAATGGGTGCTGGACAGTTCTCACTTGACCGCAAGGGTGATGCACAAGAGACACGCTTTCTAAACTCCAAAGGCGTTGACGTATTCTCTTATCCACTTCAGGCAACGTTGCTTCCAGATACTCAGCAACTTTACGCTTCTTCTTCTAGCAGTCTTTTTATGAGTCGCTGTGGTGACTATGTTGTAATCGTTGAAGGTGCTTCAGTTTCATACTTTCAGAGTGGTTCTTGGTCATCTAAGACAACATGCAGTTTTGGTAGCTCGTATGGTGGATCATCACCAAGTGCCATCTATGACATTTCCACCGAGGACACTTACGTTTACTTGGCTACAAACACAGGCATCTGGTTTTGCCAGATAGGTACTTCTTCTACATTCCAGTTGTACGTTGCGCCTGACCTGACCTCTGGCTACACGGGTGGCTACACAATGTTGAAGTGGGCGAACGACCAGTTGGTTGCTTCATACAAGAACCGCCTCTACGCCTTTCAACCACGTTCTGCAACTTCATCTCCTGCGTTTGGCAATCCACCCAGCGTTGGAGAGAACACCGAGAACATTAAGTACATTTACACCAGTGGTGGAACAACAACTGTTTATTGCACCAATACAGTTAATTTTTCTGTAGGTCAGCAAATTAACATTGCTAATGCAGAGAAGTACGGTAATGGTAGTTGTAGTTTTTCCGGCGGTTACTTAACTATTAGTTTATTTGAAAATAGTTACTTTAATCAGGGAGATACCATCACTGTTACATACAGCATGGGTTCAGGCAACGGTTTAAGTGAAACAGCAGTTGTAACTTCTGCAACGGCCAATACAGTTACCTTTGTTTCTACTCAAATCACCAGTACAAACGTTTCGTCTGTTGCTGCTTTAGAAGTATTTAGCCCAGGTGTAAGTCCTTACAACGGTATTCAGACAGTTCTATCTGTTAGCGGTAGCACCTTTACTATTGACACAATTAGTGGCGTTGGTGAAATTTCATGGAACGGTACTGCAACGCTCTCGTTACCACCAGACGTGCTGATGACTCACGGCAATCCTAACTGGGTTTGGTCAGATGCTACGGGTGGAGAAACACAAGTGTACTTTGCTGGATACGTCAGCTCACCACTCGGCAACAAAGGAAGCGGTTGCGTCTACAGGTCTAACATGCTTGGTTCTTCAACCTCTACTGCTTCTGGTGTTCAGACAATTACTTCTGCATCAACCAGCCTTCCTTGGAACTTGGACTTTCCAGTTCAGGCATTGCCAATGTCACCTGACGAATACCCAACTTGTATTCAGTCGTACCTAAACTTTGTATTTATCGGTACTAATCGTGGTATTCGTATGACTCAGACGCTAAGTATTTACGACCCTACTGCTACTGCTACTGGTGACCTTAAGGCTGGCCCACTTATTCCTAACATTCTTCAGCCAGTCAACTTACCTGTTACTGCAATAGTTGGTGACGGACGCTACGTATGGTTTACTTGGAACAATTACGACAGTGTAAGCACTGGTCTAGGAAAGTTAGACCTTGGTAACTTTATTGCTGGCGACCCACTAACTCCTTCATACGCATCAGACCTTATGGTGACTGGTCAGGGAATTATTACATGTCTTGACTGGGACCCATCTACGAATACGCCACTCATGGCGGTTACTGGTAAAGGAATCTACGGGCCATACGCTACTAACAATGGTGGTGTTCCCGTAGTTTCTAAATACGTTTCAAGCGGTTCTATTACCTCTGGAACATTTGACTACGGTATCCCCGACAAGAAAATCCCAGTTCTGTTTGACTACGGCGCCGTAGCAACCGGCGGTTCTTCTGTGAGTGCTCTTGTTATTCTTGATCCTAACGACCCAACAATAACTACTAGTCAAACAATTACAACATTTACATCTGGCTCGGCTACTGAGTACCAACTGCCAACCATCACAACCAAAGCTGAACAATTCCAAGTAACGGTGACACTTACTTCTGGTTCCTCACAAACCGTATCGCCAGTGCTTCACCGATGGACACTCAAATCATGGCCTACTGTTGTTCAAGGAACAATGATTTCTGCTGTGCTACAATTATTCTCAGTCAATGTTGTTGACGGTCTTGAAGTTTACTCAGACCCTTACGGTGAATTTAACTGGCTTGAGACTCGTCGCCAAAACCAAGACATTATTACCTACACCGAAGGTGCTCTTTCAGTGACAGCGATTGTTGAAGGTATGGACTGGATTCCTCACAAGCGCCGTGACAACTTTGAAAATGGTTTTGAAGGAGACTTAGTTCTTACCCTAAAAACTATTGGAACCTACAATTACAACCCAGTTTCAACAACATGAAAATAACCCCACAACCAGTATGGTTGCCACCGTCAACGTCAACGCCTAATCTTCCACTCATTTCTACCGGCAACGGTAGCGGTGTTAAGTGGGGATACAGTTTAACTGGTGGCGCTGGTAGTATGGGGTCACAGGGACCACAGGGGCCACAAGGCGCATCTGGTTCTGTTTCAGGCAACGACGCTGGGCGCGTGTACGCCACGTCAGCGACAACTTTAATTGACGCAACGGCAACAGCAATAACTTTTTCTTCTGCGTCGTACACAAAAGGAGCTATGGGCGCTTCTGGTTCTGGACTGACAACTGGAACTGCTGGTGTTTATCACGTTTCAGGTTGTGTATCAATAACCCCATCATCATCTATTACCGATTTTCAAGTTCAAATAAACTTGAACGGAAGTGCCGAGGCACTTGTCTCTGCACTACCAAGTCTCACCGCAAGTCAGCAGTCATCAATTATTGTTTCAGGAGATTTCTACATCGGTTCTGGAGTAACGATTGAATTGTTTTGCCAACAAACTTCAGGATCAAACCGCACCAACACAACTGGTTCAGTGTTTACCTGGCTTTCAGCACACCTCGTATCAATTTAAGGAGAAACATGACAGACGTAAGACAAAACATTGTAGGTTGGGCTAAGTACTTTGCAGCTCATCACAAGCAGTTCCACTACACCGAAGGTGGACAACGCATGGAAGCCATCAACCAAAACCCAATCAAGTGGCCTGTGTTTGCTGACTGCTCAGCGTTTGTAACTCTTTGCTACAACCACGCTGGCGCACCAGACCCTAACGGTCTTGGCTACAACGGCGAAGGCTACACCGGCACACTGCTGGGTCACGGTACAAAGATTCCACTTGCTCAGGTACAGCCTGGCGACGTTATCGTGTACGGTCCTGGAACTGGCTGGCACACAGCACTTGTTGTTGACGT